GTACTTAAAATCATAACGTATGTTCTAAATGATTGAAAATTAAAAACTTATGCAGACTGCTTTTTTCTTGTGCAGTTTTTATTCAGGTTTTTCACGATTTCGGACGTGAAGCCAGTTGCATAGAACTCTCCCGAGCCAAGGAGCAGCCAGTATGGGTTGATGTGGTAATCACGTACCAGGAACTGAACCCAAGACGGACGAAAGCGACCGTAGTACTCGGCAGGCTTTTCTCGCAGGGACATGATGTTCCAGCGGTTGATACCATACCGGTCTGTTATTGTCTTCAGACCGCCAATGCAACCATCAGCCTTCAGGCGGTCGATGGCAGAGAAGAAACGAACGACTATATCCACATCAGCGGACATCAGATTTTTATCTTCCATATTATTTTATCTTTTTGTAGGCACGACTGAAAACGCTTTCCAGCCTTGCCCGGTGGCTATTCAATCTTTGCGACCAGTCCTGCAACTGAGCCAGCGTTGGACGAGAAGTCAGCAGCCCATCCACCTCGGAAGGGGTGAGCACTGGCAGGTATTTCTCGTAGGCGAGAAGAACACTAAGATACTTCATTCAAACACGAATTGCCGAGGTTGTTTCTTTCTTTTAATTTCATCAAAGCCACCTTTGGCAACATCAGCTAGACTTTTGTAGGTATAGAATGATGAGGATGGAAGAAACCCTTTTTTGTTTTCGATGGTAACACCTTCTGTGGATGGGATAAAGAGGAAACCTTCTACCTTTCCAGTTGTTACCTCGTTTCCGTCAATCGTGTCGTCAAGCCTGTAAGTCCTACCCTTTTCTTCACCTTCAAGTGAGACAAGAAATTTGAGCGTTCTTTGAAGTTCGTTTCTTCCACGAAACCTAAGATAGAAAGATTCAATCATCTTAGCTGAATTAACATTGTTTATCTGCCAGTAATACACCGTGTCTTTTTGCGGCTCAAAAACGGTGTAGCTAATAACTGGAGAAACGTCATAACTCCTAGATAGAAGTGTTTGCGAACGCACACCCACGCACGCAAGCGCAAGCACGAATAACATTATTATCTTTTTCATATTACTTTTCGTTTAAATGATTAATATTTCTTTCGTAGAACTCATTCCAAGCCTTTTTCTTGATGAAGACGAAGAAGAGCAGCAGCCCTAGGGCGACCATCAGCAGCTGCAGCGGCTGGCGAAAAACACCGAACCCGAAAGAACGCTGGAAGTCGATGCAGAATGAAATCAGCACTCCGTAGGTAGCGAACGCTCGATGCACCCAGCAGAACCCATAGGCAAGGCTGACGATGATCCAGGCAATGAAGCCGAAGAACGAGCAGTCGAATATCCACTCCGTGAGTTTTATCCGAATGCCGAACGAGAGCAGAGTGCAGTGAACCAGCATTACAAGCGCACCCACTGGAGGGATGATGCCTATTATCAACCTGCTGGCTTTCCATAGCCAGCTTTTCCCGAGAGCGGCAAGAAGAACCTTCTCCTTCCTCTCTATGAAATCCTCATCTTTCATCGTTACTTAGAATTTTAGTTGATATTGTACCTGGAGCGAGAACTAAAGTTCACGCAACCACTTCTCGCCCGATTTCGTCTTAGACCAAATCACGAGACCTGTGCCGATAACCGCACCTATGAACATAAATAAAGTTGCTAGTTCCATAATCTAAAGCAAGTTATTTTGTCTAAGCCATTTTTTTCCGTTTCTAGTGAGACAGAATGCGAGGAACACCATACAAGGCACTCCCACAAACAAGAAAGCTAAATATACTCCCATAACTTATTTCTCCTTTTCCTTTTTGCCCTTTCCATCCTTTTTGTTGCTGAGTACGAGACCCACGACCAAGCAGAGGAAGGCTAGGGCGATTCCAACTATATAAATTAATACTTTATCCTCGAAATCCTTGAATAGCGAACTAATCACGACACCAGTCAAGATATATTTCGACACATCAACGAAGTACGAGCCTAATTTTTCTATCCACATTGCGCTGCAAAGTTACTAAATTATTTTTGCCCGACAATGGCAAGAAGGGTTTCAATTTGCTTTCGAAGAAAGGAATTTTCACTTTCGAGTCTTTCAACTTTTGCCATCAAAACCGATTCCAGTATAGTTGAAGGCTTTTGTTCTTCTGAAGGCTCAGGTTGATCTAAAAGAAAATTAGAATCAGTCCCTATCTCCTCTTTGTACTTTTGAATTACATCTTCAACCTTTTGGGCAAAATCAAGTTTGACACTTTTTGCTCCTAGCCTTCCGCTTAGATTTTGAGGGCTAGTCCCCAAAGCTGCGGCTATATAATTTAGAGGTATTCCGTATGATTTGATACGTCTTTTCAGTCCCTCACCAGTTACGCAATAATGCATCTTTTCGTCAATCATTACTTGCTTTATTTTGTCAGGTATTGGAGGAGCACATTTTGAAACCGCATTTTTGACCCTTTCGACAAAATCGGCACTAACTCTTTCCTTTATCATCTTTGAACGAACATTTTGTGGGCTGGTGTCTAATTCCCTCGCTATATCGCTCATCGTAAGCCCAGAGTATTCAACATACCTTCTTAGCTCCATTCCAGTCATATTATTTACCTCCTATTATTGATAGCAGTTGGTCTATGCGTTTATTTGCTTTTTCCACCTCTTGGCATTTGTCCTCGTATAGCTTCTTCCAAAGAGCTACTTCCGCATCGTTTCCTATGGTCTGAGTGACCCCCTTGCTATTCGATGCATTGGTATTAGATCCAATGATGCCAGCACCAACTTCGGATGGACTTGCAACCGTTGGAGAGAACATCGGTTCGATACCTTTTTCCAGCCAGTCAACCGAGACGTTCAGAGCGTGGGCGATTTTGTAAATTACACGGTCGGACAATGAAGCTTTGCCTGCTAAAGACCTCGAAAGGTTTGCGGAATTTACTCCACATTTATCCGCCAACTTGTTGATGGATAGCCCATTCTTCTTTCTAATTTCTGTAATTCTGTTTATTACTTCTTCATTTGTATTCATATCGAACTAATTTAAAATAATGTAAAATAGTTTACAATAGAATTAAAACAAGTTAAAATAATGCAGTTTTATTGTGTTTTACTTGCATATTAAACTGAATTAAACTATCTTTGCAACCGAATTACACAATGAGTTTAAAAACTCTTTGGCAAAGATAAACAAAATAATTTAAAATACAAAGAAAATGGGAGAAAATTTTAATTATGATTTTCGAACCCCACTGCAGAAGCAGCAGGACGAAAGAAAGAAGAACATCATAGCGATGTTTGCAGATTTCCGAGCAAAGGCACCTGCCGAGACCTCAGACAGCAGAATAATGCTCGCAGTTTCACAGCGTGTTGGTTGCACCCAGCAGAACGTGCGTGTTATCCTCATTAAGGCTGGATTGATAACACCAAAGAAGAGACGTGCAGCCGTGCGCAAATAATCAAGTAGAACCAATTTAAACATTCAGAGCGTATGAAGAAGTTTATCGAGATTATCACAAGTGACGAAGTATTATCCCTGGCAGTTGCCATCGCATTAGTAACTTTAATTTTCTGGAGGGCTTAGTTATGACGAACGAAGAACCAAAGGTAGCAGACGCAGGCAGATACACCATGACAGAAACCTGCAAGGTACTGGGCATCCATCGCAACACCCTGCGCAGATGGTTGCAGGCTGGTAAGATTAAGGTCAAGTTCCGCAGAATCGACAACCGCAAGGTTTTCGAGGGCAGCGAGATTAAAAAAGTCTGGAGGATTGCACTATGAGCAAGTTATCAATCAATATGCGCAGGATGATCGTGAAGTACACAGATATCTGCTGGCTTATCACTAACTGGAAGGCGAACCGCAAGACCAGAAAGCAATGCGAACTGAACAACAAGTGCTATTTGGAGGCAGAGCGAAGAATCCAGTACCGAGAGTTTGAAGGCAACCTTTGCTTGGCACTGGATAACATACCGCTCATACCACTGGACGGAATTGGCGGCAACGAGGTATTGAAGTCGTGCCGTGAGACTTTCCAAAGTTACATATTCTCTCAGAGAGGAGGTAACAAATGAGGAAGATTATCAAACAATGCGAAGAGGCAATGTACGATGCCATCTGGATGGAGTTAGACCGTGATCCACAGCGACCAGCGGTTGCTAGGGTAGACATCAAGACCAAGGCAGGCAACATCTGCGTATGGTGCGACAGAACCGGGAACGTAGCGGTCGTGACGCACAAGAACAGCAACAACGAAAGCGAGCGGCTGGAGGAAGCTATCGAGGGCTGCGTCAACTATCAAGACGTGATGGACGACTGGCTGGAAGAGAACAGCCAATACGCAGACCAAGACCCGATGGACGCCTTCGAGGAAAGCAGGCTCGACAGCCTTATGGCTCAACTGGTTTGATTACGATGTTAAACAATTATTATATGGCTCCCTGCAGCGGCAGGGCAAAGGGCGCACGCAAAACTCATTTTTCAAGGTTATCTAAAATTAGTTGTTTTTACCATGCTGTATGCGGAAACGACAGCGTGCGCCCTGCAACGGAAGGGCATCCACCAGCAGCAGGCAAGGGTGGGGTAGCAATCAACTGGGGTTCGAATCCCCAGCCTTCCACTAGAGTTAATTAAAAGATTATGTTGAACAATAAAAAGAACGAATTATGGAAAATGAAATTATCAATGTGAGCGGTGGCGAAATGCTGGAAGCTATCAACCGCTCGGAGATTGACGGACAGATTGCCACAGCGCATAAGTTCCCGAGAGACATCATGCAGTGCAAGCAGAATATGGTAGCATTGGCAGCCATGGACGATGATGTAGCCTACAACTGCTTCTACCACCTCGAACGACAAAGCAAGGACGGAAAGACAACAGTAATCGAGGGTCCGAGTGTCCGATTTACAGAAATCATTTCTGCCTGCTGGAAAAACCTGCGCATCGCTGGTCGCATCATCGCAAACGATGGCAAGACCATTACAGCGCAGGGTGTTTGCCACGACCTCGAGAGCAACGTTGCCTACTCCGTGGAAGTGAAGCGCAGCATTCTGACATCGAAAGGGTACACCTATTCGCAGGACATGCAAGTTGTGGTTGGCAATGCAGCCGTGGCGATCGCCCAGCGTAACGCAATCTGCAAGGTCGTGCCGCAGGTATTGATTGCAAGCGTGGTGAAGGAAGTGCAGGAAAAAGCACTCGAGCACATCAAGAAGGCTGGCGTGCCGAGCCAGTGGAAGAGCTGTGTAGCCTGCTTCCAAGTCTACCAGGTAACAGACCTTATGTTGCTTGACTACATCGGGAAGAAATCAGCTGAGGAAGTCACGGCAGAGGATATTCAGAAGCTTGCTGGTGTGTACAACGCCATCAAGGAAGGCACGACCACCGTAGAGGAGACTTTCAAGAAGCCAAAGCAGCAGGAAACCATCGCACAGCAGGCGCAGGCAGCAGCCGATGATGCCAAGAATAAGGCGCAGAAGGCTATGAACCGCAGCCAAGGCAAGACTGGCGCAGCCGCAAAGAAATAGTTTTAGTTTATAAAGTTATAACGTTAAGCCCGAACCGCCACGGCACAACCTATGGGGTGGGCTCCCATCACAACCTACCAAGGGAAGCCGTGGCAACTTTTAAACATTCAGTAAAAATTATGGCAGAAAAAGAAAACAATCAGAGACACAAGAGTACCATCGACAAGTACTTCAGTAGAACCGCAGATGGTTTCAAGGCATGGGCAGAGGAAGACGAGGAAGAAAGAAACTATCTACAGATTGCAGCTGAGACGACTGGAGATACAGATGAAAACGGAAACCAAGGATTCGATTTTCATATTGCCTACCATGGTACAATCAATTTACTCGCAAGCGGAATTGCACAGACAATGCGAAAGGATGAATTCCTTCGCCAGCTTATTATCGAAGCAGCGAATAAGTATTTTACAGCAATCGCAGAAATAAAAGAATAGAAGAATGAAACAGATAATCAAATATAAAAGCAGAGAGGAGTGGTTGCAGAACCGCTCAAAGGGAATAGGTGCATCAGAGGCAGGCACAGTACTGGGACTGAATCCGTGGGAGACACCATACCAGTTATGGAGACGCAAGAAGGGTATCGACCCACCAAAGGTTGAGAACTTTGCGATGGTCGCAGGACATCTGCTTGAGGATGCCGTGGCGCAGTTCTTCAAGCGAGAGAGCCACTGCCACATCATTAAGGCGAGCACGGACGACTACACCATCACGAACACCGATACTCCGTATCTGAGAGTAAGTCCAGACCGCACCTTCTGGAGAACCGGGGTAACGCACAACGAAGCGAGCAAGAGCATCCTCGAGTGCAAGACTACGCAGATGCAGATAGATGCAGACGACCTCCCGAAGCATTGGTTCTGCCAGCTACAGATGAACCTCGGAGTGGGCGAATACAAGGATGGAGCACTTGCCTGGCTGACAGCAGGCAGGGAGTTCGGCTACCGTGACATCGACTTCGACCCCGAGTTCTTCGGATGGATGAGGGACGAGATAACCAAGTTCTGGCTTGACTACATCGTGGGCGACCAAGAGCCGCCAGCCTACAGCGCACAAGACGTTCTTTTGAAGTCGCCACTGCACAAGGCAGGAAAGGAGATTGAAGCCACAGCCGAAATCGGGGACATGCTCATCGAGTTGAAGGAAATCAAGGAGAAGGGCAAGACACTCGAGAACCGACAGAAGGAGATCGAGGACAACTTGAAGCTGTTCTTCGGGGACGCAGAGAGCATCGTGGACGGGAACGGCAAGACGCTGGCAACATGGAAAGCACCGAAGGCAAGCGAGAAGTTCGATGCCAAGGCTTTTCAGACAGACCATCCCGAGGAATGCGCTGCCTACATCAAGCAGGTGCAGGGAGCAAGAAGGCTACTCATCAAGTAAAGGCAGGGCTTATGGCTAGCGTTCCTATATCAAAAACCGACCTAAGGAATATAATTTCCCAACTGGAGAATTATATTTCCCTAGGTGGGGAAGTGACAGCACCGACCGACACAAGCCAGCGGAACAAAATCCGTATGGCTACCGTGCTCAAACGGAAGCTGGAAAAGAAATTATCATTATCAGAATAAAGCATCATGAACGATTCATTCATCTTATACACATCATACTACGCTCTTATCGAGGGGCTGACCGATGAACAACTCGGGCAACTGACGAGAGCGATATTTCTCTACGCAAGGGATGGGAAGACTATAAATCTCGAACCAGTCGTGCGTATGGCTTTTGCTTTTATAAAAGACAATATCGAGCGCAATCAAGACAAGTATCAAGCCAAGTGCGAGAAAAACAGACAGATTGCACTCGAAAGAGAAAGAAAAAAGCGAGAGGCAAGAGAAAAAGCAGATAACACGAACGTGCACGAACGTTCACGAACGTGCGAAGATAACACGAACGTGCACGAACGTTCACCTTATGATAATGATAATGATAATGAATATGATAATGAATATGATAATGATGTTTCTAAAGAAACAGATAATATATTAGAACCTTCTAAAGAAGCTTCTATGCAAAGTTTTTCCGAGAAAAACGTTTGCGCTGCAGAAGAACCGCAAAAAAGTTCTGAGAAGAAGAAATCCAAGAAAGGCGAAATCGACTACGCAGCCATCAAGGACTACTGGAACGAGCAGCACGACAAGACCAACAGCGCAATGCGAAGGCTGACGCTGATGACGGACAACCGCAAGGAGGCAATCAGAGGAAGGCTCAAGGACTGCAAGGGAGATATTTCCAAGATTTACCTAGCCATCGACAAGGCTATGGCTAGCGACTATCTGAACGCAGGGCATTCCTGGGCATCATACGACTGGGTAATGACAAGGAAGTATTTCCCGAAGGTGCTGGAGGGCAACTACGACAACACCAAGCCAGCAGCAAGCCAGCAGCCGCAATCGGCAGCAGCCAAGGCGCAGGATCCTGCGGCAACGGCAAGACCGAGCATCGGTGAACTCTACGAGCAAGCCAAGCACCAGCAGCCAGCGAGCCAGCAGAGCCAAGACGACAAGTTCCGGTGGGTAATCCAGCAGAACCTCGAAGACTTGAAGAAGAACCCAAACAACAAGCCTGCAAAGGATTCGCTGACAAGATACTACGAACGTGGAGTTCTGCAGCGGCTGGGCATCGACTGGAAGCCCGAAAAATAACGAATGAGGGCAAAAATAGCCGCTCTGTGGCGTTTTCACGCATCGTGCGGTAAATTATACATCAAACAGAATTTAAACGCTTAAACAAAGAATTATGGCAGAAGAAGTAATTGTAATTAATGAACCGTATGAAATAGCCAAGGATTTTGTGGCGGGTACATTGCTGAACGTTAATGGTAGATTATTGAAAGTAGTGTCGGATAATGATGTACCTGCACAGCAGAATACTTGCGATATATGTGCTCTTGACACTAAAGGGTTGACAGAATTTTGCCCTTGTGCAAGATGTAGCGATATTCACTTTAAAGAGATTGAAGACCATGAATGAGTTATTTTTCCACGAATGCAGAGCCGCAGGGCTCGTATTCAAGACATCGAACGATTGGTGCAAATGGCTGACCGATAACGGCTACGACATCAAGAAGCCGGTCGCAGAGCATGAAGGCTTCAAGTACAACATCAAGGATATTTGCATCAATCCGCACGTAATCGAGTATGCCGTAGAGGGTGCAGACAACTGGGGATGGAAGGTAATGACCGCCAACACCCAGTTCGGCTGGATATGGGGCTACAGCATTCAGAAGGGAAAGCACGGGTACGACAGCCCGGCAGGCTACCCGAGTAGATATGACGCTCTCAGCATCTTCTACGGTAATGAGAAAGAAGCGGTTCAAGATGCTCTGACCTGCATCATCAGAGACTTCGAGAAGAATGCTGGAACCAAGAACACCAACCTCATTCTCTGGGCGGCTAAGAAGAAGCGAGCAGACCTCATTCATCCGCAGCAGGAACTTTTTAAATAGTTATCATAAACCGTATTAGCTATGCACAGAGTTAATGATATAAAACTGGTCCGTGAGTGTGGTCTTCATCATCTGCAAATCGGATATGATTACATCTGGCTGGCAGATGATGATGTAAAGGCACTTGAATGTATCCTCAAAGATTACAATGCGGACCCGAACAATTTTAAACGCAGATAAGAAATGAAAAAGATAGAAATCATCACGGACGAACACCGACATCACGTATACGTTGACAACACCGATTTCTGGCTCAATACTCAGGAACTGTTGGAACTTTATTTTAAACTCGGACACGTGAAGTTATAAACAATAAAAAACATTCAGACAATGGAACAGAAAGATTTTGATATTTATGAGATTTTGAAGGATGTGCCTAAAGGCACTGAGTTTTACACGTCACTTTGCGGAAATGTTGGGCTCGCCTATCTTGAATCCAACAAGGAAGCAGGGGAAGCTATCTGGACTGAGAATAAGGAAGGAGAGTATTCCTTCAACAAGAACGGCAGATGGATGAAGGGAGGAGAAGTAACGTTTTTCCCTTCGGAACAAATGAGAGACTGGAGCAAGTTCTTCAAGAAGGGAGACGTGCTGGAGTATGTAGGCGACAAGAAATTACAAGGAACCTGCATATTCGAGAAATACGAGGATGAGACGAAGACACGCTTTTTCGGAAGATTCGTCAAGGAGAAAGAAGTACTTAACCCAAACCTTTCTGCGAATTTCCGAACAGTCGATTGGGTCAAGAAATATGACCCAACTGGATATATCCGATTCGTTGAAGAGCGGCTCGGTGGCAAGTTGAACCGTAAAACCCTGGAGATTGAGAAACATCAGCCTGAGTTCAAGGAGGGAGATGTTTTGTTTGTGAAATGCCAGGGCGATAATTTTATTGAAATCTTTAAATACTCTAAAAAGAATGGTGACTTATATGACCACGCTTCACTAGTCCCTAGAACGCAGGAATTAGATACCACTGGTAAATATAAAATATGCAAAGAAAGTATCGTAGAAATTCGCCTTGCCACAGAAGAAGAGAAAGAACAGTTCTTCTCAGCTCTAGAAAAGAAAGGAAAGGCTTGGGATGCTGAGAAGAAGCAGATTGTTGACTTGAAGCCAGCGTTTGAAATCGGCAAACTCTACGTTTTCAACGAGGACGATGAGGACGGAGAGCTGACAATCATAGGCGAACTTATCGCCAAGAACGAAAGCGAGGACACGCTGACATTCGGCAACCAGTATGAGATTGAGACCGAGAAGTTCGTGACCGACCAAGCCTTCGACCTGCGAATCAGCGTGCACGATGAACTGCGAGAAGCAACAGAGAACGAAGTCGAACTGTTCAACAAACATTACGCCATCTGGAAGAAAGAGAAGGAAGCGAAGGAGCAGCCAGCCTTCAAGACCTTCGACAAGGTGCTGGTAAGGCTCGGAAAAGAATTCAAGTGGCTTCCTGCGTTATTCATTCGTGACCGTGGAGAGAGTTTCACGAATAGATACAACGTCCTTCCTTTACATACCGGAAAGCCAGCAGACTTCACTCACTGCATCCCATTCGAGGGGCACGAGAATATTGTCTTCACTTCCTACGACATTGAGGATTTACCATTCTAAGACGTATGGCGAGCGAATTATGCAAGGCTTGCGATGCCGGGCGAAACTGCTTAAATGGCATCTATTGCCCGGAGCGCAAGCAATATGTAGAACATCAGGTAATACTCGAATGCAATGAGCGATTTCGCAACAAGGGAGAAGAACAGGACGTACTACCAGGAGCACCGGGAACAGATCCTCAGAGCCACGAAGGAATGGCGAAAGAGAAACCGGGAAAAATACCGGGCGTATCAAAAGGAGTACTGGAGTAAGCACTACCGGAATTACGGTACGAAGAACCGGGTAGCCGACAGAGCGATGCGTGAGAGGAAGAAACCGGACATAGACAAGGCTCTTTCCATGTTCAAGAATCCGCAGCAGGCAGCGCATCTGGCATGGCTGCTAGAGAACAAGAAGAATAATCGGTCGTGAGTTCATTAATAGAGTTTTTAACCAGCGAGGACAGAAGGAGATAGGCTCTTCAGTAAAAATCTTATAACATTTCTTGAAAAAAAAATATAGAGCCGGAAACGCATCTTCCGAAGTCTGACAACAAACAAAGAAAGCGAGGTGGTACATGAAGAAGTAAGAAAAAGAAATCGTTAGAAAATTATGCTTTTATTCATTCGGCTGGCGGTGGAAGAAGGAAGAACCCTGCAACATATACATTTTGTTATTCATTTATTTTGCACCCGCAGACAACTTCCGGAATCCCTGCCAGCTTTCTCTATCGCCCAAAAAGAAGGGAAAGAAAGGGGGTAGGGGGAAAGATAGGGATAATAACGCATGTGTGCACGTATATGCGCACGTAAAGGATGTTGAGTAATAAACTACACCAGCAAAACAAAATAAACGCTTATACGCGAAATTTAAACGAAATAATTACTTTAAAGAAAAAAATGGAAAAAGGAACAGTTATAATTGGCATCGACCCCGACAACCTGGAAAGCGGAGTTGGAGCAGTCTTTGACGACAAGAAGTTTCTCGCCTATAAAATGAACTTCCCAGCTTTGATAGATTACCTCAAGGCTATGAACGAGAGTTGCAAAAAGATTAAGGTCGTTATTGAAGGCGGCTGGCTTAATAAGAGCAATTGGCATGTGCTTAATCGGTTCATGACAGCAGTCAAGGCAGCAGCAATCGGACGCTCTACCGGAATGAACCATCAGACCGGAATCTTGATTGTCGAGTGCTGCAAGCATTACAATATCCCCTGCGAAATCATCAAGCCATTGAAAAAATGCTGGAAGGGGAAGGACGGAAAAATCACGCAGGACGAAATTGCTTATTTTGTAAGCGCAGGACAAAAGTTGCCGAGAATGAACCAAGACCAGAGAGACGCACTTCTCCTCGCATGGGTCTGTGCAGGATACCCGGTCAGAGTGATGCCGAAGAAACCGCAGACAACCCTGCAGAAGACCATTAGAGCCTTTGATGGATAAAATAAAACGAAGTGTTGGAAAAAGTTAAAAGTGGGCAAAGAGCGAACAACTAAAGCAAAAAAGTAGTATCTTTGCGCCAATGTTTATCAGATAAGCAGTTTTTCGAACTTAAAACAAGAAGAAAATGAAAACAGAAGAAATCGCACTATCGAGGGTCAGCGAGAACGAAGCGAACCCTAGAACCATAACAGAGGCGAATTTTCAAAAGCTGGTCAAGAGCATTCTTGTATTTCCTAAGATGCTCCAGCTTCGCCCGATAGTCGTAGACGAAACCTACAAGGCACTGGGTGGCAATATGAGAACGAGGGCACTCTGCCACATCGTGAGCATGACACCGGAAGCCATCATGGACGTTCTCGACACAGACCAGCGGCTGACCGATGCAGAGAAGCTGGCAATCGCCAACTACTGGAACCTGTGGCAGGAGCAGCCAACTGCAACGATCGTCAAGGCATCAGACCTGACGGAGGCGCAGAAGAAAGAATTCATCATCAAGGACAATGCAGGCTTCGGAGACTGGGACACCGATGCACTGGCGAACCAGTGGAATACCGACCTCTTGAAGGACTGGGGTATTCAAGACTGGCAGCTGCAAGGGTGGATGAGTCCTGATTCATTGAAAAATGGAGAGCAGGCAGACGAGGATCAGAAGGAGGCAAAGGACGATGAGTTCGATGAGGACACAGAGAAAATCCCACAGCGGTGCAAGGAATGCGAACTGTGGCAACTCGGAAAACATCGCCTTATGTGCGGTGACTCCACGGATGCAGAGCAGGTCAAGTTCCTTATGGGGGGGGCAAGTGGTTAATCTGTATCTTACAGACCCACCGTATAATGTGGCTTACGGTTATGATGGCGCAGCAACAGAAGGACATCGCAAGGATGGACTGGTCGTCTTAAATGACAAGATGGACAACGATAAATTCGAGGAATTCTTGACAAACGCATTTAACGCTGCCAATGCAAATATGGAAAAAGGTGCTTCGTTCTATATATTCCACAGCGATGGCTACTCATTTTGGTTTCGTAAAGCCCTTATCAATACGGTAGACCTGGAGCTGCGAGAGAATTTGGTATGGGTAAAGAACTCTATGGTATTAGGAAGGCAAGACTATCAATGGAGACATGAACCTTGCTTGTATGGATGGAAGAAGGGAGCAAGCCACAATTGGTTTAGCGACAGAAAACAGACGACCGTTATGGAGTTTGACCGACCGACAAAGAGTGTTGAACATCCGACCATGAAGCCTATTCCACTTTTCGCATATCTTATTCAGAATTCATCGCAGGAAGGCTGGAATGTCTACGACAGCTTCGGTGGTAGTGGCACAACGCTTATCGCAGCCGAGCAGTTAAACCGCAATGCGTTCTTGATGGAGCTCGACCCACATTATTGCGATGTTATCATTGCACGCTGGGAAAAGCTGACTGGCGAGAAAGCTGTCAAGATAGACGAGTTCAAGAAGCGGGGCGAATAGTTGCGATGTGTCGGCTTTTCTCTTCAAGGTTGATAAACTACACCAGTTTGCGGAGAGAGCGGCACACATGCAAAATTCGCAGAAAATAACCTCCAAGGGAGCGGAAACGAAAAAGGCAGGAGATTAACCCCTGCCCATCGCTTTGAGAATACACTGGTTGATGAAGCCGCTGCGGTCTTTCTTATCGACCCCTGCCAAGATGTTAGCCACGTCCTCGGTAGCACCGAAATAGAATGTTGCAGCGTATTTCTTCGTTCGCCCTGCACCCTTGCGAGCACCTCCCCAAGATTTGGAGGTAGTTTCATTCGTAGTACTCATAATGTTAAAAATTTGGTGATATGAAAATTAATTCGTAAATTTGCAAACGAAATCCCAAAGTGGGGTGGTGGTTCGAGCACCACCCCTTGGAATAATCAAAACCCTCAGAGCTCAATCGTGAAGGTTATTTTGATTTTCCAAATCCTAATCGAAATGTAAGTTCTCATAAGGCTTTGGGATTTCATTTTACTTTTCCCTCATCCTCGGAGGGTTTCAGTAAGTAAGGACACTTCCCTTATTACGTTTGCAAAGATACGAAATTTATTTGAAATATGCAAGTTTTTCAAGTAGAATTTTTATAAAAAATCAAATAAATTTCAAGAAATCAAAATATGCCACAAGGTAATAATAACAAACATCGAGCGCAGAAAATCGACATCGAGAACCGCCTGCAGATTATCGCACCCCTATACCGCAGAGGGTGGACGGAGCGAGAAATCACGGCAGAGGTTCGCAAACGGCTCGACAGACCGAAATACAATCAAGCGCACTGCGACATTCAGCGGCTATTGAAGGAGTGGAGGGAAGAGAGACTGACCGACACAGACGAGAAAATAACCAGCGAGGTGGCAAGGTTGAAACTGGTGATACGTGAAGCCTGGGACGCATGGGAGAAATCCAAGGAAGACTACCACTTGCAGAAATCAACCCAGCATGGACTGCCAGTCGTAGATGAGCGAGGAAAACAGATTTCCATCGAGACCGTGAAGGCGATAATGTACGATGCCGAGAAGCGAGGATTCGGAGAACCACGCTACCTAGACATCATCATCAAGGCAGAGACGCAGATTTGTAAGCTGCTCGGGCTGGATAAGGTCGTGCTCGATTTGAACGCAGGATTCCAAGGCGGCATCGAGGTACGCTACATCAACTCTGGACACCAGTGTGCATCCAGCGAGCAGGAAGTAATCGAGCGTGAAGGATTGGATAAAGAATAATTTTTTACCATAATTTTGTTTTAAGTTTTATTGTTTGAAAGTATGGCACTATTTGACGTTATTGGTGAACTGTATGACCCGAATGCGGACGTGAAGCCAAGGTTTCTCGTAAACCAAGGAGGCACGTCCTCGGGGAAGACATACACCATCATGCAGCGTCTTATAGTGCTTTCTTTTGAACACCCCATGGCAATTATCACGGTGTGCGGTCAAGACCTCCCGAACTTGAAAGTGGGAGCCATGCGAGACCTCGACACCATCCTGCACTCAAGGGCAGAGTTGCTGGACTGGTTCAAGAACAACAAGAGCGACAGCAGCTACAGAGGTAAGAATGGCTCAATCATCGAGTTCAAGAGTTATCAAGATGCGCAGGATGCTAAGAACGGTAAGCGAGACTATCTGTTCGTGAACGAGGCGAACGGTGTGCCCTACGAAGTGTTTTGGCAGCTAGCAATCCGAACCCGAAAGCAGGTATTCATCGATTACAACCCAAGCGCACGCTTCTGGGTGCACAACAATATCATCGGCAGGGATGATTGCAGATTGATCCTGAGTGACCACCGCAACAACAGATTCCTTACAGAGAGCGAGCACAAGAAAATTGAAGAGATTGACGACCCCGAACTTTGGAGAGTATATGCGCGTGGACTGACCGGAAAGATAACCGGGCTTATCTTCACCAACTGGGGCATCGTTGACAAGCTGCCACCAAGGGAGGAGTGGAAGATGGATTGCAGGGGTATGGACTTCGGATTCACCAACGACCCAACTGCGCTGGAGCACGTTATATTGGCGCACGGAGAGTTATGGGTGGACGAAGAAATCTACCAGCCTGGAATGACGAACGATGACATCGCAGACCGATGCAAGGAACAAGGACGGACGAAACGTGACCTTATCATTGCGGATTCGGCAGAGCCTAAGAGCATTCAGGAGATACACAACCGAGGGCTGTGGATAATCGGCAGCACCAAGGGAGCGGACAGTATCAACAACGGCATCGACATTCTCAAGCGTTTCCGCATCAACATAACCAGACGCAGCCACGGCATCATCGGGAACATGCAGCAATACAAGTGGAAGAAGTCAAGGGATGGAGAGACCACGAACCAGCCTATAGACGCATTCAACCACGGCATAGACGCAATAAGATACGTAGCCTTGAAGAAGTTATCAGTAGCAAGCCATGGAACGGCTAGGGCGCACGTATTGAGACAAAGATAACGACAAAATTATAAAGCGTATGGATAATAACACTACATTCAAGTATTGGCTGGCAGTTGCTAGGCACACCAGCTATAAAATCGGCAAGCAGCCACGACCAGCTTTCGTTGGAGGAAAGCAAGTGCCCGACAATCTCAACCAGCTATCCATCGGGCAGCTAATAGACCTTTCCCAGCTATCAGACAGCGAAGAAAGTCTGTATCAGATAGTGACAACCGTCCTCGGTCTGAGCCACAAGGAAGTGGAGCAGGCTAGGGCGGTTGATGTTGTTATGCTCATCGGTTGGGTAACATCAGAGGTGGAGCGCATCAACAAGCTATTCGAAAGTACAGACACAGCGAAGCCAACGAGACTGGAGAAGGAGGCAGGCATCGATACCCTGCGGTTCGGACTGTTCGGCATGCTGGACTGGTATGCGGTAAGGATGGGCATCAGCGACCACGACCAGGTTCTAAAAACTCCATGGCTTCGCATCTACAAGTGCATGGAAATGGATAACAAGAGAAGCGTATACGAGCGGAACCTGCAGAAGTTGCAGGCAGAGGAAATGAAACGTAAATCCAGATAATTATGGCAACAATCAGAGAAACATTAAAGCAGCTGGCAGCAGACACGCTACCAGACTATACCTACCTATTCGAGGACTGGGACACAGCAGACACCAAGCTGGAGAAACTGAACTATCCGGCAATCGTGTGCATCATCCCAGCCAGCGGCACGACAGAGATACGCAACGGCAGGGTATACGATACCGTGAACGTTGCCCTGGCTTATCTCGACACCGTACCGAGGGGAGCGGAAGGAGAAGACAACGGAGAGTGCATCGACCGAATGAAGGTGGCAGGGGCAAGGATGATACGAGCCATCAACCAGTCGCACCAGTTCGAACCGCTGGAGGGGCAGCAGTACTACGAGACAATCATCGAGCGCTTGAGCACGATCGTGTCGGGCGTAATGTACTCCCTTCAGCTGACACAGAGCATAGGAGGGTGTGAGGTATGAGCAAGGGAGGCATTCAATTCGACCCCAAGGCGGCATCGCTCATCATGCGTGAAGAAGTGGAGCGAGCACGGCAGCTTATCATCAACCACATTCGTATCAACGGACAGAACGCATCGGGGCGCACCATAGCGAGCCTAAAGGTGGAGCAGCCCAGCGAGGAAGAAACCATCCTCTGGGGACACAAGCCATTCGGGGTGCTTGAGACCGGACGAAGGGCAGGAAAGATACCATACGGCTTCCGTAGCATCATCCGGCAGTGGATGAAGGACAAGGGGCTGCACGGTACACCTATACCCTACAAGACCGACCGGGCACACAAGTATACACCACAAGAGCGTGGCGACATGAGCATGGCAGGAGCAATCGCACACACCATCGCCAACAAGGGGTCTAAGCTGCACCGGACTGGCGGCACGGCTGACGTATACAGCAACGTCGTTCCAGACACAATGAAGCGGCTTGGGCAGCGACTTATTTTCTTAATCCACCAGTCGGTGGGAAGTATAAAACTTAACAATGAGACGGTATGAGACAGACGACAAAAAACAATATCACGATTCAATACCCGGACGCTGTAGGATTCGCATTCTTGCCTTGCATCATCAAGGCGAGCGGAAGCAACCTATCGTGGATTGAGGTAATAATCAGACATATCAACATAGAACGTTCCTACAATGTGGAAACGTTTAACGGCAGTTGTATAACTGACTTCAAGACATACGTGCAAGCTCTTTTTGACGGACATATCAATGCAGCCTACGATTGGACGATAGGCTATGATTCCAGCATTCTAAACCGTCTCGTGAGTATCAAGGTAAACGCATACGATGACGGAAACGTACAGCTTGCGAGCGTCGACTTCACCACGAACATAGTTTGGGGCGCACCAAAGTATGGGGAGACGTGGAACGGCTACAAACGCCTTACATGGTTTACTCATTATCCGTTCACCTTTGGCATATACTTAAGCAAGTTGAACGCCAACCTACTAATCGGTTACGAGGGAGTACCAAATAAGCTACTGAAGATTCCTATTAACGGTATGGTGGACTTCTACGCAGGCATATTGCCTAGTGGTGCAAAATACTGGAACATCTACGACTATGATGGAGAGATTCAGCAGGGAACGTTTGACAATACTTTCGACCTTACTTTCAGTCTAGCCACCGGTGGCAAGCAGTCTCTATTGCTTCGCATCGACAGAGACGATACCGAGAGCGGTATCTATTTACGTTGGATTGACCGACACGGATTTATCCGCTATTGGCTCTTTGCGGCTGGGGAGGAAACGAGGGAGATAGCCAGCGACCTGAGTTTCATACGCAACAATTTAGCCGATTATCTATACGGCTACTATGGCGATAATGGAAGAAGGCAGGGATATGATCGTACGGACTCAATCAAACTTTGTGCTCCGTTGGTTGACAGTGATACGTTCGATATGTTACAAGACCTAGCCAGCAGCCCAGTCGTTGACATGTACCTAGGGGGAGACTGGACGCAAGAGGAAGACCAGTGGATGAGCGTAACAATCAAGGCAGGAAGCTACACGAAGAGCACAGCTTGCTTGCAGGATTTCGTGTGCGAAATGATTATTAACAACATTAACGTTCAGAGACTATGATAGACCAGCAACTTTACATTGACGGTGTTTTGATGGACTTGCCGGAGAACACCGATGTGGTGCTCGACATCAAGAGCAACCTTTTTCGTGACGTCACAAAAATGACCTCAAACTACACGTACACCATCCAGTTACCACGGACGGTGCATAATCTTTCAGTATTGCAGCAAGCGGACAGACCGAAGAGCGGCAGCAGATACCCCTATATTTTCCATAAGTGCAGTTATTTCCGTGGAGGTGTGCAAATTATCAAGGACGGACGTTTGAACGTTCTGAGCATCGAGGAAAATATCGAGACCTCAATCTATTGGGGTATAATGCCAGCGTTCTCCAAGTTACTGGAGAGCGGAATGAAACTGAATGAACTGGGAGTGACAGACAGAGTGCTTTTTGAAAAGTACAACACTCCAAACACCAGGGAGGAAGCCGTGAGCAATGGGATATTCTTTGCTTATTACAATCCATACCGAATTGAGAGCAAAGATAACTTTGGCATTAATTTGGTGCAGAGGAATAAATATACCACGACACAATACTCGCCTAGCCGTGGACGCATCAGAACTGGCACAGAGGTAGGGAAATACATCAGCGGAAAGATAGAGAACGCATCGGACACAATTTGTGCTCTCATCCCCTTCTTGCCATCATCAACGGCAAAGGTGCAAGCGCAAGGAAAGGGCGATTACAGAAGCTATGCAGTACTGGATAAGTACATGCAGGTTATATCCGTGAGCGGAGAAGACGAAACTCTGGACGTATACACCATCAGAGGAGAGGCTAGAGCTGCATACCTCGTAGTGAATGCACCTGCCGAATATTACAGCACTCTGTCGCTATCAGTTACCGGGCTGACACCTATGCACGAAATGATAGATGGTGATAATAAGGAGGATTTCGTAGGCGATGATGTGGCGGTGGATGAATATAAAACGTCCCCAAAATTCTTGCAGCCATGTGTGACCGTAAACTGGCTATTGTCAAGGATAGCGAGGAAGTCGGGCGTATCTTTCGTTTGGCAGGATGATGAAGCAAAGAAGATGTTGAACAACCTTGTTGTGCCTATCATCAACAACAAGGCAGACGACAAGACTATCATCGGTGATCTGACCGCAGACGTTAAGAGCCGTGACGGACTGGGTCCGCTTTCCTTTTCCGTCAACAACTCATTGACATCAGTCACACCAAGCACTGGCAGCGATGTACAGAAACTGACGATAACGAAGGATTGCGAACTGACCTTTGATGTGCAAGTGCAATACTACGTCAGACATCAGTTTGAAGACGCAGCGGAGATTCAGTTGCCTATGGGCGTGAAAATGACCGTGACAACACCAAGCACTACTGGAGGTGAGGCATCCACGCAGGAATACGAGTTCGGAGATTTGAAATACGAGGATGGGCAGGTTAAGTACCCGGTCGTACTACGCAGCTATGCTATCGATGGCTATCTTTATTTACTTTCGGCAGGAACGAACACAATATCGCTAAAGAAGGACGATGTACTGACGTTTGAGACTATCATGCACGGAGTGAACACAGTTAACCTGCCTTCCGTTTATGGCGGCAAAATCACTGCGAGTGTCAAGAGTGGGGACAGCGTTCCGATTGGTGGAAGTTTCCCTATCGGCATAAACCTGCCTGAAATCGAGGTAACAAACTTCATTAAGTTTCTGGCTTTGATAACTGGCTCGTTCCCTAGGCAACTGACCAACAGCACGCAAGTGCAGTTTATCATGTTTACCAGAGTTTGGGCAAACAAGGCGAACGCCTACGACTGGAGCGGAAAACTCATTCCGTATGATCGCCAAGGCTCGCCACGAAAAAGCGAGTATTCCGTTTCCGACTTCATGCAGCACAACCGCTACAAGTGGAAGGAAGACGAAGAGACAACCGGGGACTATGATGCAGACCTCGCAATCAGCAACCAGACTTTGGACTATGAGCAGGACACGTGGACGCTACCTTTTGCAGCCAGCGATGACAACCGCATACCGATAAGAACACTGGATTCTTTCGGCATGAAGAATGGTGGAGAGTATAAGGGATGCAAGGAGCGAATAATGACGCTTAGGGATGATAAGGAGCAAGCGGCACTGCGATTCGGTATTGACCTTCAGAACATATTCGATACGAAGTACAAGCAGCTTGCAGCAAGCATCGCCAGGGCGCACGTAATCACAGAGCGGCTCAATCTTTCGGACTTGGATATTCTGGACTTTGATGAAACGAAGCCAGTGTACCTTGCACAGTATGGCGCATATTTCGCAGTTCTCGAAATCAAGACAACAAACAGCGGATATTGCGAGGTTACAATGATAGAGTTGAACAACTAAAAAGAACGAACTATGGTAAGTGAAGACAAACAGCAGATTCTTGACATCAAGGTCAAGTACGAGGATGCAATCTATGGCATCATCAGATATAAGGAAAAGATAGACCAGTTGAAGGCAAGTATCAAGGACTTGCAGCAGCAGGAAAAAGACAAGACCATCACGACAAACGAAATGAAGGTGCAGACGGAAGCCATCAACGCAACCATCAAGGAATATCAGTACAACGTGCGTGCCCTGCAGAAGGAAATACAGAACAACGTGCGCACAGAGAACGAGCAGGAGGGCAGCTTGAAGCAGCTGCGTGCCCAGCTTTCCAATGCCACCAAGAAATATGATGAAATGGCGAAGGCAGAGCGTGAGGGAGCGAAGGGGCAAGCCCTAGCCCAGCATATCAACGAGATAACTGACAAGTTGAAGTTGGCTGAGGAGGAGACGCAACGATATTATCGCAACGTTGGCAATTACTACAACTCAATGCTCGACCTTGCAGCCGACCTCCAGCATGTTGTACCGATGGGTGGCGGTGGAGGTGTTGGCGAAGGCATCAGCGGCTTTGCAAACACCGTGGTTAACCTCGGACAGACCGTTAAGGGCATCATCCCTAACATCAAGGCTTTTGGCTCAACCCTTCTTGGATTGGCAACGAACCCGGTGTTCCTTGGACTGGCAGGAGTTGCAGGAGCAGGAATGGCATTCAAGTGGTGGTTTGACTACAACAAGGGATTGATGGAAGCCACACGACTGACAAAGGAATTCACTGGCTACACCGGGGAAGCATTGGAGACGATGAGGAACAGCATCGCAGCCACAGCAGATTCGATGGGAAAGGATTTTAATGACGTGCTCGCCACAGCTGACAATCTCATGGCTAACTACCACCTATCTGGAGAGGAAGCGATGAAGGTTATCAACGATGGCTTTGCAAGCGGTGCAGACCTATCCGGAGATATGCTCAACAAGATACAGCAATATGCGCCTACCTTCCACGATGCAGGTATATCGGCAGACCAGATGGTGGCTATCATCCAGCAGACACGTAGCGGTATCTTCAGCGACAAGGGTCTCGACATCATCGATATGGCTAGCAAGAAAATTCGTGAGATGAGCAGCGGAACGGCTTCAAGCCTTGACGCTATCGGCATTTCATCAAAGCAGGTGCAGCAAGACCTAGCCAACGGCACGAAGAGTACATTCGATGTTATCCAAGAGGTCAGCACGAAGATGAAGGACTTCGGAGCGGACAGCCAGCAGGTGGGCGATGTTCTGAAAAACGTCTTCGGAAAGCAGGGAGCACAAGCAGGTATTCAGCTTATCGAGCAGTTAGATACGATGAGCACCAGCCTTGACGAAGTGAAGAAGCAGACCGGAGAGTGGGGAGAGACGCAGCTGGAGAACATCAAGCTGCACAAGGAACTGAACAGCTACCTTTCGTCAATGTTCGATATGAGCCAGCACGGATTCGAGGAGATGATCGAGAAGGGCAAGATGTTCGGAACAAAGGTTCTCGTTCAAATATTGAAGGGGTTGTTCAACACCATCAACTACTTCATCGACTGGTACAATGAGAGCCTTCTTTTGCGTGGAGTTATTCAGACATTGGGGGCGGCTTTCCGTGGCGTTTGGTCGGTAGTCAAGGGCGTTGCAAACCTTATCATCGATGCAATGAAACAAGTCGGCAGAAGCCTAAAGGGTGCGCTCGATATATTGGAGGGTATCGTAACGTTCGACCTTTCCAAGGCACAGAAGGGATTCAAGGAGATATTCGACATTACCGGCACTATCAAGGAAGCATGGCACGACATCAAGAACGCTGGCATAGAGATAGGAAACACATTCGCTGACGGATTCGAGAACACCGTGCACGGAAGACTGAACCATCTGAAGCTTGCGAACCTAGACGGTGGAGCGACCAGCAGTGAGCCAACAAACGGAAACAAGGGAACGACACCAGCAGCCAAGGGCAGCACTGCCAAGACAAAGGCGCAGATAGCCAAGGAGAAAGCGGAAGCCAAGGCAGAGGCAGAGCGCAGGAAGAAGCAGGAAAAGGAATTGCAGGCACAGATTGCACTTATCCAGTTCCAGTACAACGAGCAGGTAATGGACGCAAAGAAGCGATACCTTGCAGGCATGTACGACAACGAGCGAGACTACAGCAACGACCTCGAACAGCTGGAGAAGGACATGGTGGCACGAAGCATTGACGCATACGTGGCGGCAGGGCAAATCGGAGCAGACAAGGCGCAGGAAATGCAGGCAAAACTTCTCGACATCATGATTAAGGCGAAAGCAGACTTGAAGAACCAAGCAAAAGAGATTGTGGACGAAATCAACAAGGAGTTCGAGGACGCAGAGAAGGCACGCAAGGATGCGGACATCATGAACGGTGGCACTGGAGAGGAAGACGATACAGCCAAGCTGGAGAGATACAAGGCTTTCCTAGAGCAGAAGCTGGCAATGACCCAAGAGAATGTTGAAGCGCAGAAGCAGCTACAGCAGGAACTACACGATACGACTTTGCAGTTGCAAGCTGACGAAAACAAGAACAAGCAACAGAAACTTCAAGAGCAGAACCAAATGATAGCCGATTACATCGGGGCAATCGGTGATGGTTTATCTTCGTTTTTCGAGAGCCAGGATCTGACCTTTCATAATTTCCTCAAAACCATGCTGACAACCTACCTAGATGCGATAGAGAAGCAGATGACTGCGACTTATGTGCAAATTCTTGCAACTAGCATTGCAGAGGGCGGATGGACAGGAGTTGCAAGTGCAGCAGCCAAGCTTGTTTTAATCAAGGCAGCGTTTGCAGCAGCCAAGGCAGCAGTCAAGGGATTCTCCACTGGTGGCTACGTCCAAGGCTCGGGCACTGGAACTAGCGACAGCATCCCGGCAAGGCTTAGTAATGGCGAGAGCGTAATGACCGCCAAGGCGACTTCAATGTTCAGCCCGATATTATCCGCATTCAACCAGCTAGGCGGTGGCGTGCCTATCGTAGTAAACAACGGAGGCAGCAACATCGGCATGGATATGCTGGCGGCAGCTGTAGCAAGAGGGTATCAGATGGCTCCACAGCCAGTAGTGAGCGTTGAGGAAATAAACCGCACCCAGCGGAGAGTGCAGACGATAGAGAATATCGGCAGGTTCTAAGGGTTGCAGTTATTTCATCAAGATTTGCGTTCTGAGCGGTTTTCGCTTGAAGGTGGTAAAGTTACACACCCAAGGCAATAAAAGCCGCTTAGAGCGCAAAATTTGGGCTTGTTTAGAAAAATTAACTGCTTACGAGATAAACATATTGAAAAATATCGTATCTTTGCAGCGTTTTAAAACTTAAAAAATACCGATTCAATGGCAAAACTCAGAATATACAACGACATCGACAGCCAAGACAACAAGTTTTGGTATCAATGGTGGGGAGGCGACTGCGTATGTTTTCAGGATATAGATGCTTTTGCGGCAAGCATACCGAAAGACGATGATACAATCGATATGCGCATCTTCTGCAATGGCGGCTCGGTGATTGAAGGCTGGGCAATCTACGACCGACTGCGACAGAGCGGCAAGAAGATTACATGCACCGTGGAGGGCAAGGCAGCATCCATGGCAACAATCATCATGCTCGCAGCACCAAAGGAGAGCCGCAAGGCATACGAGAACGCTGCCTTCCTGCTGCACAATCCGTATGTTCCTGGCTGGGGGTTGGGCGACCAGCTGAGCGCAAAGGACTTGAAGAACCTGGGCGAGGAAATGCAGATGTGGCAGGATAAGTTTGTGGACGCATACGTAGAGCGGTGCGAGTGCGATAGGGAAGAGATACAAGCCTTGATGGATAAGGACATCTTCATCAACACCAGCGAGGCTTTGCGCCTAGGTCTTATCAGCAGCACCATTGTACCACTCAGCGCAAGCGCATCAAAACGCAACATAGAAAATTTTATTAATTCAAAACAACAAAATCCAAAAGCAATGGAGAAAAAGACAGAAGTAAAGGCTTCTCTCCTCGACAAGATTCTCGCCAAGTTGGGCGTGAAGACACTGGAGGAAGCAGAGCAGGCGGTGGCAGAGCCACAAGCCAAGGCAGAGCCAAAGGCGATGGAACTCAACACAGCAGACGGACAGACATTGACCGTTGAGCGTGAAGAGGGAGATCCACAAGTAGGCGACAAGGCAAGTCCGGATGGAACGTTTGAAATGCCCGATGGTAAGACAATTGTTGTCGAGGACGGTGTAATTACCGACATTCAGACCGCAGACAACACCGACAACGACACCGACAATGAGGGCGGTGAAGGCGGTGAAGGCGGCAGCGCATCAAGCACCGACAACGAAACCGTAGCCAAGTTGAAACAGCAGGTAGCAGCACTCAAACAGCAGTTGAACGATACGAAGGCACAGCTGGCAGGCGCACAGAAACTCGCAAAGAGCAAGGAAGACATGCGCATCCTGAATGCCGTGAAGATGGCAGGCGGTGCTGAGAAGGTGTTGGCAGGCTACAGCAGCCACTACCAGCCAGCGCAGCGACAGCCAAGCGGCAAGGGCGCAGGCGACAACGTGAACGCTGTCGAGGAAGGCAAGAACGCCATCAAGGAGAGACTTGCCAAGCTCCACAGAAAGGGCAAGAAGTAACAAAGTATTAACCCATTAAATCATAAGAAAATAATGGCAGGATTTACAAAAAAGCAGCTCGAGAACCTTAAACTCGAGCCGGAAAACCTCGCAAGCATCAAGGATGCCGTGCAGGAAACCTTCTACCAAGATGAGGACTTTTCTTCATTCGTGAACATCATGAAGGTCAAGAACAATGATCCAATCGCACTTATCGGTGAGATGGAAATGGTCGGTAAGGCAGGTGGCGGTTGCGACCCTACCTATGAAGAGAAGGGTATCGCCAACTCTCAGAAGCGTTGGGAACTCGGACAGTGGGAGATTCCTATCAAGATTTGCTACGAAGCATTGAAGGGTTCAATTGCAGAATACAGCCTTAAGACTGGTACAGCTATTGGCGACCTTACCAGCACCGACTTCATGACCATCTACACCGATGCACTCCAGCGAGCCATGCAGCAGATGATTTGGCGTTTCGGATGGTTTGGCGACAAGGCGGCAGCATTGGCAGGTGCAGGTGGCGGCAAGCTGACAGCAGGGTCGGACGTTAGCATGTTCAACGTTTGTGACGGTCTGTTCAAGCGTATCTTTACAGCTACAGCAGCAAAGAACCATACCACCATCGCAGCCAACAGCGAGGCTACGACAGCAGCGCAGGTTTCAGCATTACGCAAGAAGGGTGCAGCTACAGCAGCCGTAGACGCAATCTTGATGGACGTAGACACACGTATCATTGACGATAGCGATGCAGTGTTGCTTATGACACGCTCGCTTGCGGACGCATTGACCTACGACATCAAGCAGACCTACCACGATATTATGCCGTGGGAGAAGGTGTTCGATGGCTTCGATGTAGCGACCTACAACGGAGTGAAGATTGCTCGTGTCGGCATCTGGGATAGAATGATTAACGCATACGAGAAGGGCGAGACGACAGTCAACCTTCCACACCGTGCGGTATTCTGTAACCCTAAACACCTTATGGTGGGCACTGATGCCGATGCACTCATTAGCGACCTCGACATCTGGTTCGACCAGAAGGAGCGCAGAAATTATCTCTATGCTACCGGTAAGATTGGCACGGCTCTCCTCGAAGAGGACATGATCCATGCAGCTTACTAATCGCTCCAAATTTTCAGTTTAGTATTAAGTTATTTTTGACAATCCCCAACACCGTTTTGTGGGTGTTGGGGATATAACAATTTAAAACGAATTAATATGACAACAACTTGCGAGAGCCTTATCGCTCAGGACATCATCATCCCTTGCGAAGACCAAGTAACAAAGGGACTGGAGGGCGATGGACTTATCATCAACCGAGACGACATCGACTTCACCAAGTCCGTTGTAGCGGGCAATATAATTAAAACATTAGTTTTGAAGACTGGCAAGAAAGCATACGCTATCCGGCAGGAAGGCAGCAAGCCATTCACTGGAACCAAGACCGAGCTGACCGTTGGCACGTATCGCAACAGCTGGAAGAATACCGTAGCAGTCGTGGTATTGGCGAACACACCTGACGTTTGCGCAAATATCATTGACGGACTGGCGAACGGAAAGTTCGTTATCATCCTGCGCAACCTCTCAAAGGGAGCGGACGGAAATGCAGAGTATCAGGTGTTCGGATATGCGCAGGCACTGAAGGCAAGTGCAGGCGAGAACGACAAGTACTCAGATGACACCGAGGGTGGATGGCTTATCACGTTGGAAGAGGAGAGCGTACCAAAGGCAGCTTATTTCTTCTTCGACACAGACAGCGAGACCACAGCAGCCAAGTATAAGAGCCTTCTGACGGAAGCAGCAGCGTAGCCTATGACATACAAGGAAGCAACAGCCAAGGTCGAGGAGTTGAAGGCACGTTTCGACAGTCCCTTTGATGCAACCGACAAGGCAGTTATCGAAACTCTTTACTTCGAGGTAACACGAAAGCGGTTTGTTCCGACAACCTGCCAGCAGTGTTACCACGATGCTTTGATTGAAATTTATCTAAAACTCAAAAAAGAAAAGGCAATGCCAAAAACATGTAATTACGCAATGAAGGCAGGTTTCATCATTTCCTGCCCGGACTTCTACAATGGTAAGATTTTCACGAACGAGAACCTGACCGACAAGGTAGCGCATGAATATCTGACGAAGTACCCACACATGGAGAGCTACTTTCAGAAGATACCCAGCGATGAACTCATCGAGAACAAGCAGCAGCCAGAAGGCAGCGACAGCAAGCAGCAGCCAGAAGGCAGCGGTGCAGATGATACGGCAGGGAAAGATCCTGCCGAAAAAGCAGCAGGCAGCGACAAGAAGAAAGACATCGACCAAGCCGAGAAAGCAGGCAAGGAAGAGTAACAAAACAACAAGCAAAACGACACAAGCAATATGAACGTTAAGACAGTTAAAAAGCCAGGGCGAAGGGTTGATATTTCCTACATCAGCCGATTCAAGATGCAGGCATACGGATATGATAATCTTTATCCGCAGAACCTCGCACGCATCACGGAAGCCAGCGGAACGGCAATGCTGTGCCTTAACCGCTACGCCCGATTTATTGAGGGTTACGGCTTCGATAGCGATGTTATCGCAGCGTTAGCGATGAACCAGCTAGGGGACACGGCAGACGATTTGCTTCGGAACGTAGCGCAAGACCTTGCGAGGTTTGGAGGATTCGCCCTTCACGTAAACTACAACGTTCTAGGGCAGGTGTCGAGCGTGAGCCACGTACCCTTTGAGAACTGCCGCCTTGAAGAGACGGACGACAAGGGTAACGTGGCGCACGTCTTGCTGCATCCCGACTGGGAGCAGAAGAAAACGAGGAACGGAAAGCGTTTGATGGTGAACGACAAGACGATTGAACGCATCAACATTTTCAATCCCGACCCCGATATCGTTCTTGAACAGATTGAGAACGCTGGCGGTATCGACAGCTACAAGGGGCAGATTCTGTGGCAGAGCCTAGACGGACAGTTCATTTATCCTACAGCCAGCTATGATTCAGCCATCACGGAGATTTCGACCGATGAGGGACTGGGCAACGTCAAGATGAGAAACGTCCGCAACAACTTCCTCGTATCGTGTATGCTTGTAACCAAGAAGGGCGTGCCTAAGTTCAACGAGGAAGGCGAAGAGGTGGAGAGCGGACAGATGATTTCCGATGAAGACCTTTTGCAGTTCCAAGGGGACGAGAATACAGCGAAGATTCTTGCGGTCGAGGTTGAGAACGAGGAAGACGAACCGAAGGTTGT